TCCTAGGTAGTGGGCGTCGATGCGAGAGTGGAAACGCCCACTTATAAAATATGATTGAGAAGTTTAAAAACATATTTCAAGGATTAGACCGTGCGCATGGTGTCACCATTGTAGGTGAATCAAATGGTAATGGCACTAAAGTAAAAGGTAAATCTTTTGTTAAAAGAGAACCTATCACAAACGAATTATGGCAAAAACATTTAGACGGACTAGATAGTTTAGGTGTAATACCAATTAATGATGATAACAAATGCAAATGGGGTTGTATAGACATTGACTCTTATGCAGGGTTTGACCATCAAAAACTTATAAACAAAATTAAACAATTTAAATTACCACTAGTAGTATGTAGATCAAAGTCTGGTGGTGCAC